CCGTAAGGTGGGCCAGACCGTTAGATTACAGGCCGAGGAGAGTAAGCGCTCGCCCTACTGTGATCCCCATCAGTCGCGCAATCTGTACGGGAGATTTTCTGGCCTGCTGCATAATGCGTGCGTCGCGCTGATCCTGCTCGATTTCCATCGCTCTGAGCTGCTTGTCTGTCATGTGCGTTTCCCTCACTTGCAAATACAGAATAGCGCACATTCCGGAGCGTGGCACATTTATTTTGTGTTTATTTGCACTCTTGTGCGCGCCGTCACAATTTATCTGCAAGGTGCTGTATTTGCTGTAGTTATATCAGGATGCGCATATGGGATGCGTGTATGCGGATTGCTCTCATCTCTTAGCTTTGTCGCCACAACCCGCGCGCGAGAAATCGTCGTTTATCGGCGTCGCGGCGGGTGAAAAGTGAGCGCACAATTCCCTTTTCGCGCGAGATGTGCAAATTTGCCGCAGATTGCGTCTTATGCGTGCGCTGTGCCTTGCGCCGTCGGCCTGGTCCGCGTGGAGTTCACAATCCGCGCCCGGTGTCTCTGATCTCGGCTGCGATTGCTCGCAGGGACAGCCCGCAAAAGTTGAACAAAGCGATTCAGACGCTTCTCTGCAACGCGCTCAGCATATCACGCCAGGCGCAGCGACGCCGCATTATGCAGCCGCACATAATCCGGCGCAATATCGGCCCACAGCACAGCCAGCTTGCCGCGCTCGATGCGCAGCACAGTGCCGGGCTGGCCGGAGTCCGGGCAGGATAGCAGGAGCACCTTTGCGCCGACGTGGATTGCAGGCTGATCGCTCATGCGCCCATCGTATCACTATATTTAACGGTCACCGTGCGCTCACTGTACGGTCACCGTGCGATGACCGTCACGCTCCGCCTACACACATACACATACACGAACAGGTACAGGGACAGTAGTACAAGAGCAAAAGCATTGTCGGCGCAAAAAGATGCGCCGACGCAAATGGGCGTGCGCTATAATTCGGCCATGGAAAGCAGCGCCTGGAAATACCACTCGGATACCGGCCTGATCGAGAGCCCCACCGGCTTCAAGCTGGGCGACGGCTACTCAGGCAATGGCGCGGGGCTTAACAATCCCGCGATGGAAAGCGCCCCGATGCACGGCCCGATTCCGCGCGGCGCGTGGACGATTGGGACGTTCCATGACGATCCGGGCGGCAAGGGTCCTGTCGTGGCGCATCTCACGCCGTGCGTTGATACGCACACGTTTGGGCGCTCGGGCTTTATGATCCACGGCGACAACCAGGCGCTGAACCACACAGCGAGCGAGGGCTGCATTGTCGCCCCGCGCTTCATCCGCGACCAGATCGCGCACGGACTGAGTGTGTGCAGCGTGCTGGAGGTCGTGTAAGATGGGCTTGTCGCTAATCCAAAAGATTCGGTTCCTTGCAACGCTCAACACGCTTTACAACAAACTTTCCGCGCTTTACGCGCAAAATGGAGGCAAAATGTCACCTGTCAAGCTCACGCAGATCGGCTCACTGATCGCCCAGGCGCTCGCGTCTTTTGGCGCTGCGCACTTTATTTCCGCCAACATGGCTAACACTGGCTGGCTGATGTGGGTGCTGGCCGGACTCAACGTCATTCTCACCATCGGCCATGCCTTATTGCCATCGGCGCTCCCCGCGCCAGATGCGTTGCCGAGCGCGCCGAGTACTGCCACCAAACCCGGCATGATCGTGCTGATGATCCTGGCTGGGTCGATGCTATGGCCAGTGAGCGCACAAGCGCAGACGGTCACCACCCCAACCGGGGTGCAAAACATCTACGCCGCTGGAGCGTCCTACTCGATCAATGCCAGCCCATCTGTCGCCGGCACCGCGCTATATGCGCACTCGCTCAACAGCGCGGGTACCTACGCATTTACAGCCATCGATGCGCTGCCAGCCACGCTCAAACCGTTTACGGTCACGAGCAACATCGGCGTCGGCATTGCGCAAAAGGTTTTTACGCTCGGCAGCATCCCGGTTTACATGCCCACAGCGGCTGGAATCAGTTGGAGCGGCACCAATACCGGCTGGCAGTGGTCCGGCGGTGGTATCGCATCGATCCACGTCAAGGGCAATTACTACCTCATGCCGTCCGTGCGATTCCTCAAGTCCAGCGTGTCGGGCGGAACCGGATACCAGCCGATCATCGGGCTACTGGTCGCGTGGGGTAAGTAAGATTTGCGGCAACCGACGCAGTATTCCGCACCCCGAAAGGAGCGCGGAGCAGTCCAGAGCAGCCCCGGCTCATCACCGGGGCGGACCTTTGAGGGAATGAATGGGCGACAACGAGCAGCGCGATCCCGTGCAAACCAAACTAGACCTGCTGCTTGACCGCTTCCAGGACATATCCAACCGCTTGTCAGTGCAGAGCGTCCAACTCTTTGGCGCACCGGAAGACCAGTTCACCGCTGGCCATCTGCCGATGCTCAAGAAGGAAGTCTCCAACCTTGAAACTCGCGTCACGACAATCGAGAGCGTTCACGCAAAGGAAAGCGGCCAGTCCGGAATTGTTGTCCCGTTTCTGCGCTGGGTAGGTTCTGCGGCGCTCCTGACATCCGGTGCGCTCCTCCAATGGTTCCTGGCGAGGCCAAAGTAATGCCAGCCGAAGTCTACAATCCCGAAATCGCCGAAGAGATCCTGGTGCGCATGAGCGGCGGAGAGAGTCTGCGCACGATCTGCGCTGATGATGGGTATCCATGCCGCCGGACAGTGACTCGCTGGGCTGTGCGCGATACCGAGGGATTTGCTGATCGGTATGCTGTAGCGCGCCGCGCCGGGGTTGAATCGCGGATTGAAGATGCGAACGAGATTGCCGCTGAGACGCCGCTGATTACGATGATGCTTCCGGATGGAACCATAAAGACGTGCATTGATGCCGCTGGCATCCAGCGCAACCGCCTCCGCTGCGACCAGGCCAAGTGGGAAGCGTCGCACCTGCTGCGCGGTGGCATCAAGTCAAGCGCGCCGCTGGACTACGGCGACAAGATTCAGACCGAGATCAGCGGAGAGCTAAATCTAAGCCTCGCTGATCGCCTCCAAAAGGCACGCGACCGCGCAAAATCCAAATGACAGAAGCAGAGCAGGTCGTCGAAGACATCGCGCAATATGCGGATGATCCACTCGGCTTTGCGCTTTATGCGTTTCCCTGGGGAGAGCCGGGTGAGTTGGAAGACGTATCCGGCCCGCGCGCGTGGCAAGCTGATATTTTAGAAACAATCGGTCGGCATCTACGATCCGAAAACAGATTTGACCCCCTGCGCATCTCAGTAGCCAGCGGCCATGGTGTCGGTAAAAGCGCTCTAATATCAATGGTTTGCGGTTGGGGAATGAGCTGTTATGTCGATGCGCGCATCAACGTCACGGCCAACACCGGCAAACAGCTCGATACTAAGACCTGGCCAGAGCTGGCGATATGGTTCCGCAGGCTCATAAACGCCGACTGGTTCAAGGTTAAAGGTGAAAGCGTAGGGGTTAAAGACAAAGGACACGAGGAGACTTGGCGCATTGACGCGGTGCCGTGGTCGGAGAACAACCCGGCAGCCTTCGCCGGACTGCACAACAAGCGCAAAATCGTGATTCTGGTCATGGATGAGGCCAGCGAAATTCCCTACATCGTCTGGGAAACAAGCGAGGGCGCGCTCACCGACGAGGACACCGTCCTGATCTTCCTAGCTTTCGGCAATCCCACGCAGAATACCGGAGCGTTTCGTGAATGCTTTGGAAAGAACAAGCATAGATGGGTGCGCAAACAGATCGATAGTAGGCAGGTCGAAGGCACAAACAAGAAGCTATTAAGCGAATGGGTTGATGATTACGGCGAGGATTCAGATTTTGTAAGAGTGCGCGTCCGCGGAGAGTTCCCCAGGGCGGGAAGTTCTCAGTTTATCGCCGGTGACGTGGTGGCAGATGCCCGCAAGCGCAACGTGGGCGACCAGGGCAGGGCGTACAAGATCCTCAGCGTGGACGTGGCGCGGTTCGGCGACGATCAGACGGTAATTGGCTACCGGCAGGGCCTGCGCGCTGTGACAACTGACAAGATTCGCGGCATGGACACGATCCAGGTTGGCCGGCAGGTCATCATGCGCATTCTTCAAGAGCGTCCACGCTCGGTTGTGGTGGACGGTGACGGCATCGGCGGAGGCGTGGTGGATTATGTGCGAACCTACCTTCCCGAGGCGTGGAAAGCGGCTGGCTTACCTCATACGCTGCGCAAGACTGGCGGCACGCCAGAGATCATTCTGCCCGAATGGTTCCGCATCGAAGAGTTTCACGGCGGCGCAACCCCTGGCGACCAGTTCATGTACTTCAACAAGCGCGCCGAGGTCTGGGGCAAGCTGCGCGACTGGCTGGTCACTGCGCAGATTCCAGACGATCCAGAGCTTGAGGCCGACCTGACGGGGCCGGAGTACTATCACAGCGCAAAGAACCAGATCCAGCTTG